TTGAGTAAGGAAGGAAATTCTATTGTGTGCACCCTGATTAGTGGTGTTATAATCTTCATGATCAACTTGAAAAGCGGTATCAATAACAGAAAAGTTCTGATTTATTGGTGCTTGTGTTTGTCCTAATGTTTGCCCGGACAACGGCACGTTATTAAGGGCCATTTTTTCTCCTAATTGTATTTTTTATTACTTTAACCAAATATTGGTCAGTGCAATTAAATATTTTTCTAAGTCTACTATAGGTGAAGCCTTCATCTTTTAATTTTCTCATTTCTTCAACCTGTTTGTCTGTAAATTTAGGAGCAAAACTATGAGCGCCTACTATCAACCGTTTTTTTTCTATGGCATCATTTATATTATCTCTATGCGTACCAACAAACAAATGATCAGGATTAACACAAAGGCTTATATCGCATTTATGACAAACAACTTTTCCATCTTCTATTGGTCCAACAAATAATTCATAAGAAGCTCTATGGGATGATATCCATTTTTTTTTCCATCTTAATTTTCCATATCTTCCACTTAAATTTTTTCTATTCCATACCCAACATCCATTTTCATCTTTAGTAATAGAAGATAAAATTTTACATTTTATAGAACAAGCAATATCTGCTGAAACAGATTGAAATTCATTTTTGCATGACACACAAATTTTCATATATATACTTTCTTATAAATAAGAATAAGTATAGAAGTAATCTATTGAATGTCATATCATTACATCTCCTTAATAAGGCCATCCGCCGCCTCCAAACCATCCACCACCAATGCCATAATTCTTACCTTGTGTATAGATAGTGACCGTTCTTTCATTAGCTTGTTGCGTTAGAGTTGTTCTCAAAACTAAACGTTCTTGTTGCTTGAACTCTGACATAATTAACTGAACGCTATCCATATCCATTCTGTCTTCAAATATCTTTTTTGCGGCTCCGAAAGCCACATATTGCCACCATTGTGCTATCTGAGGAAGATCAGTCCTATTCATCAATTCAGTGGGTCTCACATCAACTTCTAATTGAATTGCATATGTCTTATCAGGTACCGGCCGTAATGTAAATTCATTATCGTAATACAACATACCAATCGGTTTTCCCGGTTGATACAGAATACCCTCAAAGTAAATAGGTGCCATGTTCATAGTAATATTAGGAAATGATACAACATATTGCCCAGTCTGATAGTTAATGTAGTTATTGGGATTCTGTGTTGTATCATATGGTGGAACTAAAGGAACATTGGCTTGGGTAAGGTTACCAATCGTATTACTAATGGGAACATCTACCATGATCATAGATGTCCCATTAGTATCTAAGCAATTAAAGTTTACACTTCCTTGAAGTATAAACGGGTAAGGGACACCAGGAACTGAATTATACGGCTGGAAAGGTTGAACAGCCGTAGGTACATACCCCGAAAAAGGGCCTGATGAATTGTTACCAAATAAAAGTGTCTGTTCGATAGTATTAGTTTGAGGCCACATACCATAAAACACATCACGCCATTGTGTATAGAAGCATTGAATACCTGCCATAAACACGGGATTATGTACTGCAATGTACTTATTTTGAAAATTGTACAATGGATCTGTGGTAACAGTCGTATTAGTACTATAAACGTCCACCCCTGGTTGCGTATAAAAAGTAAGAGTCGTTCTTAAAGAGAACAGGCGCAAATGCTCAGGAAAATCATACAGTATAAATGTATTGATATAGTTATTTAATTGATCGTTGCTTAGTTGAGATTCAGAGGGGCTTCGCGTTAATCGCCGCACCTTTATCTGAATATTTTCTAAGGTAGAATAACTAGAATCGGGAATTATTGCCATTACTCATTCCTTTATTAAACGTACGTGAAGGGATTCAAAACGTTTTGTGTAGCCTCAGTTAATAATTCATTTATTTCACCAGTCGGAACAACTTGAGCCGGTGTCCCATATGCGCCAGGTTGATAGGCGGGAACAACAAAAGCATCAAAGTTAACCGTATTAATTGGCATCGTAAATTGGGTATCATTAACTACCGTTATTGGAGCTTCTAGTTCATTTGCCTGTACCATTCCAAAACCGTTTGGTATATAAAGACGAACAATCAACCCTGTTGAATATTGATGATTACCAGGATTAATACCGTTAAATGTTGTTGTTATCAAAGCATTTGTTGCCTGCGTAATAGATAGTATATTTCTCATTGCAGGCTGAAATGTTGGATACTGAACACCATAATAGTTTTGTGTATTTGGTATAGACATTAAGAACTCCTACGGCGAATATGTTACTTCTACTAAATCAGCCGGATACATATCTATATCATCATCCATATACTCTAGTGAATGAAATGCATAACGATGAACTTTCCTGGATAGCTGCAACGCATTCTTAGATTTCAATCTGCCATCAGGATTAATTGCACCACGAACTCCATCATCTGATTGTTGTGTGTATTCTTTGTAATAACAGTTATTGTTTAAGTGGCGCGCAACACCGCGTGGGAGTGCATATCTTTCACCATCAACCAGTTCATACACTTCGTTTGGTTGTCCGTGATAAAACTTATAACTAAATACAACAGCACCACGACCACCATTAGACGAAGGATTCTCAAGATTCTTAAATATACCAGTAACAATTTCTTCATCGCGCTCACGTCGTTTTTTGAGCTGTTTTGCTAACTCTTCACGCGTTATCTTATTAGTAGGAGCAGCAGAACTTTTAGCATTAAGGAGACCGGATTTAATTTCTGGTTTGTTCATAATCTTCCTTGTTGTAATGGGAAAGAACACCCAAAGATGCTCTTTCCCTTATATATCTACATATTATTTACGCTGAATGATTTACCAGCAACCCAGTAAATAACGTCAGCACTGCTTCCAGCTGGAGAATTTGCTCCCGCCATAAGCTGTAGACCGAAGTATCCTGTATTGTTAGTAGCATCGCCCAGAATATTCTGACCGTATTGAAGTGCAACAGCAGTCCATTCACCAACTGGTATAACCTGTGCTGGAGTGAATCCAGGATCGGTTGTAAGTGGGAATGCAAATGCTGAGAAACCTGAAGTATTAACATCAACAGTAATGGTATTTGTGTAACCATCAACATCCGCTTGATTAATAGCAACAATTGCAGCTTCTACGCCATTTAATTGAGTCATACCAAATGCAGTAGCACTTACCGTAGGTATAACAAACCTTACTGATTGTCCTACCGTAAACTGATGCGTTACAGACAATGTCACAATAGCTTGGTTAGCTTGTGAAATATTGGTGATGTAACGTAAAGGTGGGTAGAAGTAAGGGTTGTAAGGAATAACACGGAATGTACCAGCACCCGGGTTAGCACTCACAATTGGCTGCATGTATGCAAGAGTAAAGCTTACTCCTGCACTAATTGTTCCAACAGTGAAATCCAAACCACCCAATTGCTGTGCACCTACTGTGTTGAAAATACGTACAATAGAGCCAGGATTTAATGATGATGTATTAGCAGTGTTGACTACTGGAGGTGTTCCAGAAGTGATACCCGTAAGGGACAATGAAGGCCCAGGGATATTTACAGTGCTATTTACAAAATAGAATCCTGCATTTGCAGCAATTTGTGATACCGCGAGAGCATTAGTACTTGCAGTCTTTGTATACTGTGTACCGCGCCCTTGAGTCATCCCAAGTTGCCAATAAAACTCAACACCTTGTGCTGCACCAGCAGCATATTGCTGTGTTTGGTTATAAACCCACATCCAATCAACACCAGATGGAAGTTGAATAGTTGTCGGTTGACCGTTAGAGGTGAATCTACCTTGATTAGTTCCTGAAAAAACAACTGACATGGTATTCTCCTTAGTTACTTAGTGTACAACGGGTGTTGACTATCCAAAGATCATTGAGAATACGTGGAACCTCAGCAAAGGTATAACCAACTGTTGCGTTCTGGAATAAAGGATCCGAGAACATTGGTGGTCGATACAAGAATCGAGCAGAATAGTTATCCTGTTCTACGCACGCTAGCGCTTCCATACCTTGTATGAAAACGTTGTAAACGTTATTACCCAATGCAGATGCATTTGGAGAAACAGATCCTACTGAAGAAAGCATAAAGCGAACGTTATTGATTGAACCCCACTCACTTTGCAATATTTCATTGTTATTTGGATAGTTCCACTTAGCAATAAAACCATTAACATTGTTCAAGTCTGGAATCAATGCAGTATGGCCTAATGCCAAATATGCATCACGAACAGGACCTGTTCCAAATTTATCTTCCCCGCCGATAGTGTTAAATATCATCCACGCATCGTTTGATGCCAATGTAGACGTTACTTGGTCAATATCTGACAAAGATAGATTTGTAGGAAGATCACCATTAGTTCCCCCAGTACAATTATATATACTGGCTGTAGACGCTAACATATCACGTGTTAATTGATCTTCTGTCATACGGAGAGAAAGACCTAATAACTGCGCTGTTTCATTTAAAACTGGATCTTGGTTTTGCAAAGTAACCTGTTGG